CCCTCCTCCCCAGCGCAGGCGGCTACTTCCGCCTCGGCGGCTTCGTCTCCGGACGCCCCGTCCGCGCCCAACTCCTCGACCCCAAACTCGGCGCCCGCCACATCTTCGTCTCCGGCATCACCGGATCCGGCAAAGGCGGCGTCCTCCAACTCATCGCCCTCGCCGCACACCTCGCCGGCGCAGTCATCATCTACGCCGACCCCAAAGGCTCCTCCAACCCCGCCATCGAGAAGATGGCCGCCTACACCGGCCTCGGCGAAGACGGCGCCATGGGCGCCCTCCTCCTCATGGAAGCCCTCGTCGACCACCGCATCGACCTCACCGGCCAGCTCAAGCAGAAGAACTTCGACCCCGAGCGCATGCCGCACATCGTGTTCATCGGCGACGAGATCTCCACCCTGACCGGCGAGAAGGCACCCCACCGCGCCCGGGCCGCCCGGGCCATCGCCCACATCGCGAAGAAGGGCCGCTCCATGGGCGCCTCAGCCGTCCTCGCCAACCAGCTCCTCCAGCTCGCCGAAATCGGCGGCGACTCCGCCATCCGCGACAACATCGTCGGCTCCGGCGGATCCATCATGCTGCGCTCCGACTCCTCCCAGCGCCACCTCATCGACCTCCCCCCGGGCATGGAGTCCGTCAACCCCGCGGACATCCCCGCCACCTGGACCGGAGACAACACCGGCACCCTCATCTACAGCGACGACGTCCACATTGAAGACCCCGAGAGCACGTTCGGCCTCGGCTACTTCATGACCACCGACGGCGTCTGTGCCATGGGCCGCACCTACGACCTCGAGGACGCCACCCCCTACATCCGCGAAGACCGCATCGCCACCCCCTACGACTGGCCCGAGTGGGAGAAACGGCACGACATCGTCGCCGCCCTCATGGCCGACGGAAGCGGCATCGAAGACGGCTACGACGACTTCGGCAGCCCCCAGCAGACCAGCATCTTCGCCGGGATCGACCTCAGCCCGAAGAAGCCCGCCAACGCCGACGACAAGATCCTAAAAGCCCTCGCGGACCTCGCCGACCCCGCCGGACTCGACATCAACTACGTCCACAAGGACACCATCAGCCAGCTCGCCGGCGTCGAAGGCTCCACCCTCGACAACACCCTGTCCCGCCTCACCAAGCAAGCGAAGATCCACCGTCAGATGGAGGGCGGCAAGGAAGTCCGCGGGATGTACGGCCTCGGCCCCACACCCGCCCCCGACGACGAATAGCCCCCGGCCGGGGGAGGGGGAAGGCGTCTCAGACAAACCGCTCCCCATACGGCACGATCAGAAAGTGCACGGCCCGGGACTCTCTGGAGCCACGGTGTCCCCGCGCCCAGCTACAAAGGATCGGGCCGTGCCACCCCCCAACCGCTCCTGGACCGCCCCCCGGGCACCCGAGCACACAGGCCCTGCCGCGTCCGATCCCCCCTCGGACGCGGCAGGGCCGACCCATACCCGGGGGAACACCCCCACCAAAATCAGCGATCATCCAGACAAGGCGCGGGGCCGACAACCACACACGCACGCGGGAGCCCCACCGCCATGCCGAACAACGCAGCCGTCCAGGCTGAGATCAACGAACGCCGCGCCAAGCTGATCAAACTGCGCCGCGTCCGCACCCCGTACGACGACCCGAAGATCCTTGAACTGGGATACAGCTCCGCCGACTCCGCCCGCAAGGACTTCTACCGCGCCGTCACCGGCCGCCGCGAAGCCACCCAGGCCGAAGTCGCCGACTACCGGGCCGAACAACACCAGATCAACAGCGACCTCCTCGACGTGTTCCTCCCCATCGCCCTCGGCAGCGAAGACGGCAGCGAACCCGACCAGAAGGCCGCCAAACTCTGCCTGGAAATCATGGAACGGGACGCCAAGGTCGGCGGCTGGGAAGCAGCCTTCAAGGCCGAACTGTCTGGGCCCGGCGGCGGCCCCGTCCCCGTCAGCGCAGCGAGCCTCACCCAGCTACGTACCCTGATCAACATGGCCGGTGACCCGGACGCCGACCCCGACGACGAAGCAGACGACACCGGCGACTTCGACGAGGATGAGGATGACGACGGCGACAGCGCCTGACCTCATCCCCGCACCCGACCCGGACAATGACAGCGTCGCCCAGCAGGCGCAAGAGTTCCTCCAGCTCGCCGCCGAATACCGCAAGCTGAACCGCGCGCAGCGCCGCAGAATCGCCGGAGCAGCCGACCCGGAAACCCGTCGCGTCCTCGCCGGCCTCGAACGGGACATGGCCCTCGAACGCTCCCCGGGGTCCATGTCGGCGATCCTCACCGACGGCAAGGAGAAACAGGCCCGCCACCTGGACCTGATTGATCGGGTGTTCCGCGACATCGCCCGCGGTCACTCCCGCAAGGTCCTTATTACCTTGCCCCCGAGGCACGGCAAGAGCCGGCGTGCCGCGCGGTGGGCGCCCCTGTGGTACCTGTCCCGGCACCCCGACCACCGCGTCATGATCGCCTCATACTCGGCGGACCTCGCCGACGACCACGGCCGGTGGATCCGCGACGCGATCGTCTCCTACGGGCCCCAGATCGGCCTCGCCCTCCATACCGGGTCCAAGGCCGCCAACCGCTTCGACCTCGCCGACCCCGAAACCGGCGACCGCCTCGAAGGCGGCCTCGTCACCGCGGGCGTCGGAGGCGGCCTCACCGGCAAGGGCGCTCACCTCGCCATCGTCGACGACCCCATCAAGGACGCCGCCGACGCCGAATCACCCACCATGCGCCGCCGGCTGTGGGACTGGTGGACGTCCGTCCTCAACACCCGCATCGAACCTGGCGGTTCGATCATCGTCATCCAGACCAGGTGGCACGAACAGGACCTCGCCGGGAAGATCCTCCAAGGCGAAGACGCCGACGAGTGGACCCGCATCGACCTGCCCGCGATCTGCGACAGCGACGAAGACCCCCTTGGCCGGAAGATCGGCCAAGCTCTGTGGCCGGTCCGCTACGGCCGCCAAGCCCTCGCGAAGATCCGCAAAGCAGTGGGGGAGCGGGTCTGGTGGTCCCTGTACATGCAGAAACCCCGCCCCCTCGAGGGCGGCGTGTGGAAATGGGCATGGATCACCGACCACCGCATCACCCCGATGGCGTTCCGCGGCGTCGACCTCACCCGCACCGTCGTCGCCGTCGACCAGGCCGGCGGCGAAGGCGACACCCACGATGAAACCGGCATCATCGGCGCCGGCCGCAACGCCGAAGGCAAGATGTACGTCCTCGCCGACCGGTCCGCGAACATGGGCGCCGACACCTGGGGCCACGAAGCCTGCCGCCTCGCCATCGAACTCCAAGCCGACGCATTCGTCGTCGAGGACAACTTCGGCGGCGACCAGTCCGCTCAGATCATCCGGCAGGCCTGGCGCGACCTCGCCCGCACCGGCGAAACCAACGGCCTGCTCATGCCGCGGATCATCCCCGTCCACGCCAAGCAGGGCAAAAAGCTGAGGGCGGAACCGATCGCCCAGCTCGCCGCCCAAGCGGAGATCTCCCACGTCGGCGAGTTCCCCCGCCTCGAGGGCCAGTTGGTGACGTGGATGCCGGGCATGGACTCCCCGGACCGTATGGACGCCTACGTCCACGCCCTGACCGAGCTCGCCGACCCGGCCCAGGAAGGCCTCGGCACCCAGCACTACCAAGACCAGCGCCTCCGCGGCCGCCGATAGGAGACCCCCGTGTATGAATACGCCGCACGCCTTGACCGCGTCATCGACGGCGACACAATCGACGTACTCGTGGACTTGGGATTCGACATCCACGTCAGGCAGCGCGTCCGACTCCTCGGTATCAACTGCGCTGAGCACGGCACCGCCGCCGGCGACGACGCCACCGCCTTCACCAAGGCGTGGATCGAACAGCACGGGCCCGTCCTCACCCTGCGCACCGTCAAAGACCGCAAGGAGCGCTACGGCCGCTACCTGGGGCAGATCGTCGCCTCCACGCGCATCCTCAACGACGACCTGATCACCGGAGGGCACGCCGTCGAGTACGACGGCGGCCGACGCCTGGCCGCACAGCCGGGGGAACCAGATCCCACCCTGCCCGTACTCTGATCAATAGGCGCGGGGCCTGGATCAGCGGAAAGGGACATGCGCTGTGGGCCTCTTCTCCGGCCTGAAGACGGTCATCATCGACCGCTGGTCGCCGTTCAACTACAAGCCCCTCTACAGCGACACCCTGGGCATGCCCAACCGGCGGGCGTTCCCCGAAGCCCACGCCACCTGGGTCCCCGCCTACGACGAACGCCGCCTCGCCGCCTACAAGCTCCTCACCGCGTACGACAAGAACCAGGTCGCCGAACTGTCCGCATTCATCGACGGCGACGAGGCCCGCGAACGCCGCGAGTTCGGCGACCCCAGCATGTTCGTCGACACCATCACCTCCCACGTCCTCGGTGAGGAGCAGACCCTCACCGTGCCCGGCGCCGAACAGGCAGGCGGCGACCAGACCACCCCCGAAGCCAAGACCGCCGAACGCGTTCAGACGCTCCTGCGGGAGTGGGCCGACGAAGAACTCCTGCCCATGCGGCTCCTCCAGACGGAACGCAAGACCGTCGTCCTCGGCGACGGCGTCTACCTGCTGCACTGGGACGCCGACAAGCAGCGCGTCCGCATCAAGACGTTCGACCCGGGCTTCTACTTCCCGATCGTCGGCGAAGACGATGACGGCTCCGACTTCCCCGACCGCATCCACTTCGCGTGGGAACTCCCCGAGGACAAGGCCCGCCGTCTGCCGGCCCGGCTGCGCCGCATCACCTACCACCTCGACTGGATCCGCCCCCAGACCGCCAACGGCGTCGACCGCACCGGCCGCCCGGTGCGCGCCGCCGTCCTGTCCGAGCCCACCGAAGAACAGGCCGCCCAACCTGTTTTGGGCCGCGGCGACACCCTCGACCCGCAGGGATCCATCACCCGCCTGTATGCGTGGTCCGAGCAGCCGTCCTACAAGACGGTCTACCTGACGGACGCCACCTGGGAACTCGGCGACCTCAAAGCCCCCGTCGACGTCGACACCCTGCCCATGGACAAGGCGCACTTCGCGACCAACGCCCAGGGCGAAATCCTGCACGAGTTGGACCTGTACCAGGACTTCATCCCGGTCATCCACGTCCCCAACACCGTCCCCGAACCCGGCGAGCACTGGGGAGAGTCGTCCCTGGCGAAGGTCTTGCAGGTCTTCGACGAGCTGTCCGGCTCCGACACCGACTCCTCCCGCGCCTCCGCCACCACCGGATCCCCAATGATCGGGATCTCCGGGAAGGCCATCACCGCCCAGCAGCACTACAGCGCGGGCCCCGGCCTGGTCTTCACCCTCGGCGAAGGCGGCGCGATCGGCACCGTCGACACCAGCGGCAACCTCGCCGAACTCCGCAGCCACGTTCACGACCTCCGCGACAGGGCCGCCAGCACCGGACGCATCCCCCCGGTAGCCCTCGGCACCGCGGACCCCGCCCAGTTCACCTCCGGCTACCAGCTCGAACTCGCCCTCGGCCCCCTCGACTCCCTCATCTCCTCCATGCGGCTGGCCCGCGACCACGCCGACCGCCTCCTGCCCAAGTTCGTGCAGCGCCTCTTCCAGGCCGGCCAGCACCCCGACTGGGTGGGCCTCCCGGTTCTCCCGGCGAAGCTGATGCGCGGCGCCTACACGCCCACCGACAAGGCCGCGGCGCTGGACGAGGTCATCAAGGCCCGCGGGGCCAAGCTCATCTCCCTGGAGACGGCCATCGCCCGCCTCCAGGACCTGGGCTGGCCCATCGAGGACGCCGAAGAGGAGATCAAGCGCATTGACGCCCGGAGCTTCGAAGACGCCCGCAACCTCGCTGACGCTCTCGGCAACCCCGACGAAGTCGCCTCGTTCCTCGGCCGCGAAGCCCCCGACGAGCCGCAGACACCGGCCGTCATCCTTCCCGACACCGGCACCCAGACCACGGGCCAGGAGAACGCCGGGACGGCAGCGACAGTCGGGGCGGGGGAAAGCGGGGGGAACACGACGTGAGATCTGTGCTGCACTTGGATCTAGGCGCGGGGCCTGGAAGAACGAGTCTGGGAGGACTTGCACTGATGCGTCGCCCCGCGCCTAGAT